ACAGGCCGAAGCAGATGCTCCAAAAAGTGGTTACGAAACAAGACAATTTTATACACTAGCAGTTGATCCTACAAATGGTAAACCTGTTTTAACAACTGCTGATGAAACAGATATCTTAGCCAGTACTGTTGCACAAAACTTAAATGCCAGCGCCAAAGCAGGTGTGCCTCAACGTAGTGGTTATACAGGATATTTGTTAGGAGATGGGTATCCAGTTAACGGTTATGAGTTTGGGTTTGGCATACAATTTCCTTCAAGTCCTGCCGGTGATGATTTCTTTTTACGTACAGATTTCTTACCTAACAGATTATTTCGATTTGATGGTAAACAAGAAGCATGGATTGCAGTTGAAGATGCAGTACGTATGAATATGACCAACAATGATACAAGAGCTACACTAAAAACTGGATTTATCAATAATACCAATTATACATATAACAATGCTGTGGCCAGTGATGTAGTTAAATTAACATCTGGTCAATATGTTGTACAAACAAGAATAACTTATTCTCAAGGAAGCACTGCCTTATATGCTGTATTAAAATATGAAACAACTAAATTAGAATACGATCTTGCAACATATCCTAATTTATATTCTAGTTATAACTACACCAATCCTCAAACAGGAGTAACTACTGCTTGTGTACAAATCAATTTACCGGCCATTCCAAGTAATACAACTGTAGTGGATGGAGCTGGTGCATTCCAAAGTTATCCTCCTCCTTCTACTCAAATTGAAGACGGAGGAACTGCTGGATCTAGAATTCCAACAGTTGTTTTAGATGATACAAATGGTCAAGAAATTATTCCAGTAACTGGCGAATGGACTGTAACTTTATACAATTACAGAGAAGCCGAGAGACAAAGTATTTCTAAAGCACTAAGACCTAAGGCGGATTTATAATGCAATTTTTCTACGACGGCCAAATACGACGTTATATTACACAAGTTGTTCGTGTTTTTAGTAATTTTGTAGTCAAATATGGAGATGGTTCTCTACATCAGATACCAGTGATGTACGGAGATCCAGATCGACAAGTAGCCAGCATCATACGAATGAACAGTGAAAATGCAGTGAATAGCGTTCCTCGTATTGCTGTATATATAACCAGCCTAGCACTAAGTCGTGATCGATTAAGCGACCAAACTTTTGTGGGCAAAGTCCATATAAGAGAAAGAGATATAGATAGTACTAGCGGTCTATATACTCAATCGCAAGGCAAAAACTATACAGTTGAAAGACTAATGCCAACACCATTTGATCTAACTTTCAAAGTTGACATATGGTCAAGTAGCACCGAACAAAAATTACAAATACTTGAACAGATACTTGTATTGTTTAATCCAAGTTTAGAATTACAGACGACTGACAATTATATTGACTGGACTAGTTTAACTGTTTTAGATTTAACAGATATAAATTGGTCAAGCAGACAGGTTCCTGTTGGTAACGATACTCCAAATGAAATAGCCACACTTACTTTGAAAACTCCTATATGGATAAATCCTCCTGTTAAGGTTAAACATCTGGGAGTTATTACAAAAATTATTACTAGTTTATATGGTAAAGAAACAACTAGCGGAACTTATATAGAAGGACTCGGAACAGATCCAATAGCAGGAACTACTACAATGAGTGATTTGCTGAGTCAGCAAATCACTACTATTACTGATTATAGAATCGAAGTTTATGCTAGTACTGTTATTTTATTAGCACCTGGATCTTCAACGTATCCACCGGAGCCAACCTTAGATTCTGCTCCAGCACGAGTAGGACAACCTATAGATTGGAACAGCGTTTTTAGTGCTTATCCTGGACAATATTTTGCAGGATCTAGCAGAATTTATTTGACTCAAACCGATGGAACACAAGTGGTTGGTACTATTGCAGTTGATCCGGTTGATGCAAGCATACTTCATGTAAATTGGGATCCCGATACTTTAGTATCTAATACTGGTATCGATAGTCAAGGTAATTTAGACATTAGTCCTTCATATAATCGTGCGGGTAGTTATAGACCTAACAGTACCGGAACATTTGATGCTATTGTTAATCCGCAAACATATACACCAACAAATTTATCTGTTGGCACTCGATATCTCATTATAGAAGATATAGGTTCTACTAGAATAACTACTGAAGTATGGGGATCATTAGTAGCTCTAGCTAATGATATTATAGAATGGAGCGGTAGTCAATGGACAGTAATTTTTAATGCTAGCCAAGAAACTAACACCATGATCTGGCAAACGAATATATACACTGGAGTTCAATACAAATGGGACGGTATTTCCTGGAACAAGAGTTTTGACGGAATGTATGAAGTAGGCCAATGGAGAATAGAATTATAACAGAGCAGATAGTATGTAGCGGAGCATTATTCTACGCTAAATCTACACGACGATTCTTACTATTACAAAAAGCTCATGGCAAACATGAAGGTACTTGGGGGTTAGTTGGTGGCACCAACATACAAGGTGAAACACCATGGCAAGGTCTAGTTAGAGAAATCAATGAAGAAATTGGTCATTGCCCTGAAATAATCAAAACAATTCCTCTTGAAACTTTTGTTAGCAACGACCGAGTGTTTAATTTTCACACTTATTTGTGTGTAATAGATACCGAGTTTGTACCTATACTAAGCGACGAACACATGGGCTGGTCGTGGGCTACAATAGACCGTGCTCCAAAACCATTACATCAAGGGTTGCGTAATAGTTTTTCGAGCAAAACAATTCGTACCAAACTTCAAACTGTATTCGATCTAGTTGATTTAATATAAAAAAATGGACCCGAAGGTCCATTTTTATTAAGTTCTAATTAGATTAGAAACCGCGTGTGTACTCTAAAGCAACACCGTTTGAACGTGTGTCACCACGCTCTTTGAAGTACTTAACTTCAACTAAGTCTTTCTTAGTTACATCGTAACCAAAACCAGCTTTCCATGTGCGTGTTAGATATTCATTGTTATCTTTGAAGCTGTCACGGAATCTCCAGCTTGCCAATGCTGACAATTTGTCAGTAAGCATATACTCGGCTTTTGGTTCAGCTGTGTAGTAACCAAAGTCAACTGTCTTGCCAGCTTGATCAACACCGTTGAAAACTTCACCAACACCTAAACGTCCGCCTAAATGTAGACCAGGATAAACTTCAAACATCTTTTGAACACGAGCTTCAGCTGTATTAGTCAATGGGTTATTATTACCATTTACTTGTCCGTCTTGACGTTCTGCGCCTAATTGTACATCAACCTTGAAACCTTCGATAGTTGTAAAAGGTGCTACTTTAACTGTGTTAGAATAAGCGTTTGTTGACTTATCCTTTTCACGTTCTAGTTCAACGTTAATGCCAGTGTCTGCAAAAGCAGATGTTACAGCCGCTAGGGCTAAGATTGCTACGATTTTCTTCATTTTGTTTCCTCTTATAAGAATGTAAAAACGCCTGCGACTGATAGAAGTAGAACAGCCCAGGCTATAAGTGCGGTATAATATGTAGTTAGGCTGGTACCAAAATAACGTTTGCCTATCATAACGCACTCGTGCATTGGGGTTAACAAGTAACCACAATAATCCAAAGCAAAGAACCACAGTAAGTATTCCTTACCGAAGGCACTTGCCATTAAAACGGTCAAGGCGGCAAACTTGCCGTCCGACCCCATTGAGAAACTTGCTAAAAACGTAAGTAAGCTGATATAAAACACACCTTTGAAAGTATGCATATCCAAACCAATACTCTTAACAACTTCCTCAAACCATGCGCGATGTTCTTGCATATAGCCTGAACTCGCAAATACCACTGCTACTATTGTAACAGTAGTCCAGTTAATATAACTGTTTAACTTCTTAATGTCAAAACTTTTGGTGATACAAATATAATAAATTAATAAACATCCAAATACTGGAAATACTGCTTCGGGGCCTTCACCGCCCATTAACATATAAGCCACAATGGCCGCTAAGAACGGTAATGTATTCCTAACAAAGTCCCATAGTGTAGAAGACTCTGGACATTCCGAAATAACTACTTCATGTTCGTCAACTGCTAACCAGCAATAAGAAACAATAAACACAGCACTGACTAATAGTAACGGCCATAGCATACCAATCCAAGCACTGTAACCTAAACCAAATGCCGCCATAGGCAACAATACTGGTTTTTCAATTGGACTCCACATATAAAAATGGTGCGTGGTCAAAAAGTCAATAATGCCTAATTTTTTGCGACTAGCATTATCTCCGTTAGTGCCAGTTGCTGTATCTAATATACCAGCTGATACAGTAGCACGACCTTCGATCGGTAGTATACCACTTACAAAACTTAACAACATAATAACTAGTCTATTACTTTTGAATTTGCTTTTTAGAAATCCATAAGTTCCAGCAAATAAGCTCTTGTCCTTGGCAATACCGCTAACTAACATAATAGAGATTAATACAAAAAGATAAATCTCATCACTTAAATAGTTAAAAATTTCCATTTTTTTTCCTTTACATGAAAATATATTTACCAACTTAAATCATGTAAAATCTTTGAATTGGAAGGTAATCTGCATCAAATTTTTGTATAAAAAATACTATAGTTCATTGTCAAAATTTACATTAAATGCAATATTGATGCGCTGTTTATTACTTAAATTGGTCTCTACTTCATGGGGAACCCATGCTGGCCATAAAATTAAACTACGATTTTTAGGAGCGTATCTAAAATCTCTGCTAAAAGGAGAAAAAGGATTTAGATCTTGCATGGTATTACTTGCATTGACAAGTCTTAGATCACCAGTGTCTTCGCCTTGTACATAATAGACTGCGGCAAACACATCTCTAACATGATTATGCATTACATTTTTACTGTTAGGATCATTAACATTAGTCCACATACCTAATTTGAATTTAGATCCCTTTTCAAAATTAGGGTCTAATTCTTTATAATGTGTACTAGCTGTTTCTGCTAAAGTGCAAACTGCCTGGCCTAACCAATCAACATCGTTCCACCATTTTATGCTACGCCAGCAACCCCGATTAGTTAAATCTGTTGCAGGAGATTGTTGCTTTTCTTTTTTAATTTGTTCGACAAGTGCGTTTACTTGATTATCTGTGCCAATATTTTCTAATACAAATAAATCACTGTGGTATAAAGGAAAACGTTTTATCATATAAATTTAGGCCCCAACACCCATCCTACTAAACTCTTACGTATACCCCGGGTTACAGGTTTTACTTCATGCAATAACCAGCTAGGAAACATTATTAAATCTCCCCGAGTTTGTGGAATGGGCCAGGGTTTATCTGACTCTATCATAAATTCAAATTCGCCGCCTTCGTAGTCTGACGGTTCACTTAAGATCAAACTAAATGAAAGTTTACGCATTAGATGTTTTTCTAAAGAATGATTTGGTCCGTAAGGCATATCTGTATGATAGCCGTATTTTTCATCAGGTGCTTTATATTCGGTATATTGTAGATAATCATAACCTACGAGATTAAATCTAAAAAAATGACTGTTACCTTTTTCTATAGCATCGTTTAATCTTTCAAAAATCCACGATGTTTCCGCTGTGTATTCGTGCATTTTAATCCCTGATTTACGTAATTCTAATTCCATAGTGTCTCCACCGGTCTTACCTACAAGACCGGCTTCAATACCTTTACTAGAGAAATAAGCACACATTCTATCAAGTTCTGTAGCAGTAAACACCTGTGACAATTTAGCAAAAGGCGGCATGGTTGCGGCAGTTAGATAAGGATCATTAGTTAGTCTATAGGTCATTTGAAATAATTATATTGAAAATTTTTATCTAATTGTAGCATTAAATGAGGCTCAAAGAAAAATTTATCGGCATATATCGGACTGTCTTTTTCTAACCATTCTTTATAGCTAGACTTTAGAATTTGCATCATTTTACTGTTTGCAACAACAGTAGCAGTTTTGATTTTAGTTTGTTGCCAGAATTCAGTATCATAAATGCTTCCACCGTGATAAAACCAACAAATTAATTCTTGCAAGGCAGAGGCTATATTAGTAAATTCTTTATTAACTGAATCTGGTGTATCTATGGTATTTTTCAGATAAGCAAGAAATATTCTGTTAGCTTGATCATACATATATAGACTTGTAGCACTGATAGGTTCAAAGAAAATGGCTCTATTTCCATTTTTTAGAATTCTCCCGTCCAGTAATTTTGTAGTATAAAAACTTTTGAATTTATATTCAATTCCTTCTAGTTCTTCTACAGGAACATTTATTTCTTGGCTAAAATCTGACTTGGCATCCTCTACACTAGTTATAGTATCATTAAACAGATATCCATAACTTTGTCGATTGGTCAACGGAATTTCAAACATCCATCCGTTTTTGTGGGCTCGATGACCAGTATACATCCAATCGCCAGGTATTTGTTTATTGTGTACAAGTGCGTGATTTACTGGCATGTTGTCACAGACATTATAATCATCCCAGTTAGTTGGAAATCCTCTACAATCTATAACATAGTTAAAGTTATAACTCATGCCGTCGACAATAACATCAACATGAGTTTCATGGTTAGTTAATAGTTCAACCTTACCTTGTAGTTCGGAAAATTTAGTTGGCCATTTAGCTAGTAATCTAGGAATAGCATATTCTTTTAACTTAAAGTTATTAAAATGAATAGCAGTATTGCCGCCTAACAGTGGTCCAAGCCAGTCTTGATCTCGCCAAGATTTCCATTTAGTTCCAAATTTATATGTAGCATCAAGTTTGTCAACGTCCTCGTGCATATTAAAACCGAGTCCTGCTTCTAATGCTTGTATAAAACTTGGATTGCTACTTTCGCCTACACCTAGTATTTTTCCATTAGGATCATTGATACTAATAATTTCCCAAGTATTATCTAAATGTGCGCAAAAATAACTTAGGCTCAACACACCTGCAGACCCTAATCCGATGATTCCTAAGCGTTTTTTCATATCAATTTAAGTATTCAATCCAACCAGTAATGATATATTTGTCACCACTTAATGGTTGATTACCCCTATGAGTATGTGTAAAACCTGCCGGCCATAACACCACTCTGCCTTGTTGTGCATTTACTCGTATTTTTTGATATAAAAATTCAGTCTCGCCACCAGCTTCTACAGAATTAAGATAAACTTGAAATACTAAAAATCTATCAGAGTGCATCCTTCCCTGATTTTCATAATGCCAAAGATGATATCCGCCACCTGGTTCAGTTTTTTGAATTTTAATTCCTGTGATGCCTTGTTCATTTTTTAATCTTAAAATGCTGTAAGTATCCTGATACTCTGCATAACATTTCCAAACTCTTTCCATTATAGTTTGTATCACAGGATTTGTAGATTTCATATACAATGTATCTGGTTCAAACAAATACAATGTTTCATCTTTTTTATCGTGGGCGTTGTCTGGACGATTGAATACAAGATTTAATTTTTTTAACTCGTTATAATAGGCAATAATGTCGTCACATTCTTGAGGAGAAAATATATTATCAAACACTCCGATAAAATCATCCCTTACCATTTGCTTCTTCCTTTAATGCTTTTTCTGTTAATTCAACTAGTCCGTCAATGCTGACTATGAATTTAGTTATGTGATCAACATCTACTGTAGCAATTTCTCTACCTGGTACGCAATGAAATGTAATAAATTGTGGTTCGTCTACTTCAGTACCATTGATATTACATTTTACCGTTGGTAAATTAGTTGGCAATTCTCCATAACCCTCGCCTGGATTTACATTTGTAGTTCCTATCATTACATAATCTTTATCGTCTTCAGTCCAGAAAACAATTACTTCTCGATCTGCTAATAATGTTTGTATCCATCGTCTTAGCTTATATCGATCTTTATCAATTTTGGCATCTATGTAACTATCTCCCTTAGGCTGTCTATTTTTTACAGTATAGGTTGCATACGAATTTGAATTTAGTTGGTTTAACATTAGATCTCCTCGGATTCCCAATCACTATACCAAGACCTTAAATAGTGATATTGATTAGGAAATATTGTTTTTGCTAGGTTAACTCTTGCAGTGTGTGAATCTAAAAAATATTTACTATATTGTTTTTGTTTAGGAGTTAAATTACTGGTGACATTTTTATAAGCGCCGCCAGCATGCAACATAGTAAACCATTGAAAAGTACAAAACATACTGTTTGGTTTTAAGAAAATATAAGGCAATGGACGTTCTAAAAATACATTTAATATATCTTGTACTTCTTTAGGTAAATCAGAAATTTTCATTTTTCTGATATCTTGCCAGAATTGTGTGTCATTTTTGCTACTGAAATAATAGTGTGCCCATACAAACGCAAATATTTCAGTAGTCATTTCATAAAAACCAGCATTAAGATTTTTTCTGGCGTAATCATTCCAAACATTTCCATTTAGATTTAACACCTCAGCAATACTTTGTACTGTGGCTGTTGTAAAAGTTATACCGGTTGCTTCCAGTGGTTCGATAAAACCAGCACTTAGTCCGACTGCACAAACATTTTTTACAGCGATTTCTTTATGAACTCCACACTTCATTTTAAGGTGTTTAGCTGGAGCATTAAATTCTCCAATACTTTCTCTTAATTCTTGTTCAGCTTGTTCAGGAGTCAAATGCTTACTGCTATACACGTATCCATTACCAATGCGAGTAAACGTAGGAATAGTCCAGCGCCAGCCTGAAGTCATTGCGGTTGACTTAGTATAAGGGTGCATTTCATTCACAGGATCCTTAAATTCTGTAGGCATTGCAACTGCACTATCACATGGCAACCAAGGAGCATAACTTGTAAAAGGAGATCCTAATGTTTTTTCTATTAATAAACTAGAAAATCCAGTGCAATCTAGATATAAATCTGCTGTATATTCTTTACCGTTCTGATCAACTAATTTTGATATACCATCTTTATCTTGTTGGATATCTGTAATCCTTGTATCAACGTAAGTAATTTTATCTATAATAATATTTTTAATAGTTTTGATAATATCAAACGCATTGAAATGAACAGCGCCGTAGCTTTCGGGTCCAGAGCCATGGTTAGCATCTAGATATTCGTCATACTTACTACTAACATTGGCTTTAGCTAGTTGGTATGCAGGGTGCCAGTCTCTTACTTCACTATAAGGTCTGTCTACAAAATAATCGCTTGTGAATAAACCTTGCCCTATCATACAGTTTGTAGGAACATCGTTGTCTACAAAATACGGTTCTTCGTTAAATCCCGAAATTTCAACTCCATATTTGAATACTGCCTGACTTGATTTCATCCAGTCTTTTGGAGGAATTCCAGCTTCATATAAAAATCTAGCAGTAAAAGGTTGTGTTCCTTCGCCTACTCCGATGGGACCAGCACTAGCATCTTCAATTAAAACTATTTCTGCTGGTATATTAAGATTCTTAACCATATAGGCCGCAGTTAACCATCCACTTGTGCCGCCACCAAATACTATAATTTTTTTAATTTTTTTAATCATTTAGTCTCCTTATGACGGTAACAAACACCCCATTCCACCAAGCATTGGGATCTTCTAAGTCATTTAACATTAATTTTTCATAAGCTACTTCAAAACCTGCCGCTTTTATACCTGCTTTTGCGCCTGCTACAACTGACGGCCAATTTGCATCATCAAATACTACTATGGCTTCATCTGTCAATGCCGGTGCATAATGTACTACTGCACGTTTTGTAACTTCTTTATCGTGGGGACCATCATAGAACATCATGCCAACCGAATTAGCAAAAGGTGTTACATCTACATCAAATAGATCTTGATCTATAATACTTATTTGTGATTTTCCTTTGTACTGTTCAAAATTTTTGATAAAAGTGTTGATACTATTATTAGGCATAGTAACTTGCCCGTTAGCCGGTTGTATATTTTGTTGCCAATTATCTATGGCAATAGCCCTAATAGGGTTATTTTTTAATACTGCACAAAATGTTGCACCCTGTGCCGCACCAATTTCTAAATATGTATTTACACCCTGCGCTAGTAAATTTAGTAAAGTTTGCACTCTAATACTGGTCAATCCTGGGGCATTGACACGGACAGTTGGTACTCCTGATCGTAACACACAATCGGCGGCATGTTTTACTAGTTCTGAAAACTCTATATCAGATTTTTTTTCATACACTTTGTCACAATAATTACAATCCCAACATTCAAACCTACATGTTTTAATTTTATTTCGCCATATATTAATAGGTTTTTCAACAAGATTAGTTTCTTCTAAATATCTTTCAAACCCTGGATATAAAAATTCTTCACCGGCTGCATATCTACGAACAATTTCCATAGTTTCAAACAATCTAGTTATGCCTTCTCTACCATGCATTTTAATACTATCTATCCCAAGATCGTTAATAAATTCGTCCCAGTCTTCTCGCCAAGGAGTAAAATTAGCTTGTTTAAGAAAGATAGACGAATCTTGTACATTCCAGTTAGGACAACTTACACGGCTAATAGTATCATTAAAGTATTGCGGACTGTTTGCATCTTCTCTTGCATTGTTAAAATGAAAGTGTTCTTCCATCATACTACATCCGCCAGCACACCCTTCATTTGCCAACAAGCTAATTGCTATATCTTTACCTAATGTTTTCTTAATATATTCTTTTGCTTTTTTTATTTCTCGTAAACGATCGTGATCTCTCATCAAATCTCTATCAAGATTTATATAATCAAAACCGTATTGTGCTAGATTAACTACTTCCTGTGCGGTAGTTACTTCTCGTAATATTGTATTTTTAACATAAAGGTCAGGAAATGCGGCTTTAATTTGTCCTGTTGCCATCCAGTGTGTATGAGGAATCGTCGCACTACGTATACCGGCATCATATAATGTCTTAAAATTTTTAATAAAGATATCTAGATTTTTTTGTGTAGGTGCAACTTGTATATTATTGAATGTTGCACTAATTGGAATACCCAAAGTTCTTTGTATATATAGTGCTGTTTCAATAAGATGCGACTGATCTTCTTGTATAACAAATACATCGCCCATCGCATCTTGCATGAATGGTGCTATGCGACTGGTAAAATAAATGTCACGAATGTACTCCTTATAATCAGATAAGAATTTATAAAACTGATTAAATTGATCAACATTCAGTTTTGGATTAATTGGGATACTAAAAATTTTGGACATAAACAGCCGTAAAAAAAGATGCTATCTTACTTAGTATAGCATCTTTCTTAATTTTATAGAAGTGAATTGGTTAGAACCCTTCTCCGTCATATTTGAATTTAATATTGATAATTGGAACTTTAGTCTTAAATTGTGTATAACCTGTTTCAAATTCAAAATAAGTACTCATAAACATTTGCGTAATATTCAAATCGTTTGTTGGCAGCTGATCAATAGCTGTTGACAAAGCTGCCAATTCTACCGGATCTTTACGGTGACCGTGATTACGGATTTGTAACTTCATTATTTCTCTAAGTAAAGTACAACTATTAATTTTGTCTTCTTCTGTTAAATGATAATAGAATTTTTTACCATCGTTTTCGGTGTAGTTAACACCCGTTGGGCCAACAAAATCTGCTCTTTTCATAGATTCAGTAAGTTGTTTGACGATAGCTACACCATCATTAGATGGAGCTAACAGATCACAATCAGCTACTTCTTGAGAAATTTCTGTGTAGGATAAATCAAATAAATCAACAGTTGTTTGATCTTCTGGGGCAATATATCCTATGACATAAAACCAAAATTTACCATAGTCTTTAAGTTGTTCTATTTTATGTCTTTTAGATTCATATAGAATATACATTTAACATATCCTTGACTTCGTCATTTTTTGTTGTTTCTGTGTTACCTAGATTTGTTTCTGTTGCCTTAGGCATTAATGTTTGTTTAGGTATCAACAGATCTCCATTATTGAAAGAAAGGCCTGCAGATCCATGTTTATGTGCCTGATCCTGTAATTCTAACAGATAATTTTGAACTTGCATGCTAAAATTTGTAGCTAAGGCAAATGTCTGCGCTTGTTGCTCGGGATTCATGCTAAGAATAGCATCCATGTTACCACTATTGATTTTTCCATAAAATAATATATCGCAAGATGCTTGTTTTGCTAATCTATGTGTCCATAGCAATTCTTCGTAGATATCTTCTTCATCAGTGTTGATAATATCTGCATAAGTTCTTCCGCTATTATCTGGCAATAATGCTTCCGGACTTGCTAAAAACTCATTAATTAAATCACAATACAGCTGGCGCTCTAAATACCAACCTTCAACAATACGGCGACTGCGTGTTAAATCTCGTGTTAACTTTTTAATTTCAAGTTTTGCCAATCGCTTATCTAGTTCATCTACAGCTTCTTGCGCAATCATTTCATGACGAGCGATATCAATTTCCCATTGTTCCATTTTATATTCGAGATCTTCAATACCTTCTTCTCGACTTTTTAATTCCATTAAAAATTGACGATATTTGGCATATATTGTAACCTGTGCTTGACCCACAAACCAACGCATTTTGAATTTTGGATTGGTCCATTCTTTGTTCAATGCTTTAATAACATGTTGTTTATCGGTTTCAGACAACATACTAGTGTCTGATTGCAAATCTACTGTTACGCTTCTGTCATTAAATTGTTTGATCCTGTCTATCATAAGTTCCTCGTACTAAAATTGTAGAATATTTAGTAGATTAATCTCGCCAGCAACAAGTTCCTGAACTATTTCCTGGGTGGCCGCCTTTGGCTTCTAAACTAGCATTAGTGCCGTAACCAGCTTCTGTAGCATAGATAAACTTGTATGCAGTGTTAACGTGACCGGCTGGGCCGTAGAATCCAACACAATACCCCCAATCTTGACCAGTCATATGGTTTTCTTCGCCTGAGTTATAGGGTTTAGCGCCTGCGGCATCAACTGTAGTGTTAGTACTTTGAACAGTTCTGCGCCAGTTAGTACTTGGACAACCTTCTCGACCACCATAAGCGTTGATTTTACCTTCCATTACTTTACCTTGGGCATCGCCTGAAACATTAGTACCTCCACGACTTGTAACACTACGAGTAGCATAAGTCATATTATAATTTTGACTCATCCAAACTCCGTAACCGTCCCAGCTATTGCCGGTCAATGCATTACCTCCCGGACAACTAGTTGGAGCAGTATAACCCTGTTCGGTTGATAGGTTCATTTCATAACAAGTTGCACTTGCAGGACTTGTACACCATGCAAAGTAATATTCTTGACGTAAGGTAGAACAGTTGTTTTGACTTACAGGATAACTACGTGAGTAACCAGCAGTGTTAGCTGTTTCAGTGCGCATATTAAATGCAATAACGTTACTGGCAGCACCGCAATGAGTTCCAGCCGCACCAAATGTAAAACTGCGTGTATAGTTGTGTGCGCTCATTTGATAATTATGGGCAACTTCTTGATATCCTGCAGATCCTAAGTCGATAGAAGTGTCTGTTGAATTTGTAACGCGGCAAGTAGTTTGCCAAACTGCACTATTGGCATAACCAGCTTGTAGATATGTTGTAGTAATAACTTGACGATATGCATAAGGCACACTCAAGTTAATACTGTAAGTACGATCCGTAGTATTAATGCCAAGTGCATCGGTAGCGCGAACTTTGAATCCGTAAGCGGTAGACGGAACTGGTTGTCCTGAATACAATCCGCCCGTTGGTGGATAATTCAATATCATACCATTATTGTAACCTGGATTTGAGTTACTGTTAATTGGTATAGTTCCGCTCACTGTTCCAGTACTTGCAGTAAATGTAAGTCCACTGGGCAACCCTCCGCTGATATATTGCATACCAGTGTAACCATAACTAGTATTATAGGTACCAGTAAATGTTATAGGACTATTAGCTATAGCGTTTGAATAACTGCTTGCTAGAGTTATTTGATTGCTGGTTAATACAGATGCAACATAATATGTTCCTGGATATAATTGTCCAAATACATAATTATTAGAACCAGTGCCGCCGCCAGGCAGCGTGATTGTAAAGTCACTACCTTGGCTCATACCACTTGTATTGCCGCTGATAGTAACTGTAGTTCCGCTCACACTACTAATTGTGCCACTAGTTGCATTTGGAATGCTATATGTAATTGCACCTTGTCCGAATGGATCAAATGCTACACGTTGCCCCGACACACTAGAAATACTAAGAGGGTAATATCCAGATGGGTAGCCTGGTGGAGTAGTTCCTGAACTTACCCAGGCGCCGGATGATACTGTCATAGTTCCGATGGATCCAGCCGCAGTGCTTGCACTGGTATCTATTGGTGCAACTCCTGGGTGAGCGCCGCCAAGTCCTTTTAACTCAACACTTCCTCCCACGGTACTTGTAATTGGCATTCTTATTCTCCTAAATTATTGATTATCCGTATTCACTGATCTGACCTAACACATAGTTAGGAGTGGCTGTTGCATTGACAATAAAGAAAGTGGCAATGTTAACCTTGTTGGCTGTACCGCTTGGAGTAATACCAGCTGGCCATGTAATACTTGCACCAGTTCCGTTTATTGAAACTGAACTTGGAATATAAGGTGTACCACCTTGTACCATAATCAATGTGATTGTAATAGTTCTTAATAGTGTGCTAGGTACGTTAGTAAGTGCAAGCGTAAAGTTTGAACTCATACCTGTCACATAAACAATGTCTGAAGTATTATAGTTCAAACTTACTGTACCTCCTGGACTTGCCGCAGTTACCAACACTTCAGTAGTTTGTTGTAATGTTGTTAATCCGCCAGCAGTAAAAGTCATGTTAGTAATAGAACCAGTTGTTGCCGGACTAATTGTTACTTGACCAGAACCAGTTGGACTAAGTGTTACGTTAGCATTAGCTGGGCTTAATGTAACTGTTGAACTAGCACTTAAAGTACTCGCAGTTAAACCGCCTCCAGTTCCTGCCATACATACATAATATGTTCCATCAGAAAATATTGAAACTGTACCAGTTGGGAATAGTGTAAGACTAGTTGAATTTGAACCAATACTGCCTACAAAGTTTGCCGAAGAACTTAGTGTGACCGAATATGACGAGTTATTAAAAAAGGTCTGTGTAGTACCGGGAAAACTTGCCGGTGCTGGCAAGGTAATAGTAAACGTTGCAGAAGTTGTCGATGAAATTTCTGTATACAGTCCTTGATAAGGTGTTGTAATTGTTGTGTTGCTATTTACGGTTTGAATCAGCCCTGTAGCTGGTGCAAAAGCCATAGGCAACTGCGTATTATATCTTGCCATTTAATTTCTCGCTTATGATGTTGATGTCTCGATTCCCCAAACGTTAAAATTAACGCCTGAGTTACTTGCGTAACCCACAATGTTTAATTGGTTACCTACAACAATTCCAGTACGCTCTAATACACCTGAACCTACAATGGTTGAATTAAATTCAATATATTCGTAAGCCGCTGGAGTGGGGGTAGCACCGCCAGAAGTTGAAATTGCTAAACGAACAGTTACCGGTGTAGTATTGGTGTTAGTAATACTGATGTTGTAGATACCATAATATCCCAACGGTGCTGTGTAGATTGTACTCAATGTTGTTGCATTGGGTGATACTGATGCTTGACGTCCTGTTGCCATTTTATTTCTCCGTTATTTTGTCATAAAGTATGCTAAAGACACAGGGCTGCCGTCTAAGCCACCTGTGAAGTTAATTTTTGCTGTTACAATGATTTGTCCACCTGATGTAGTTGTAATGGTATTACCACTCAACTGGATTACACCCGCAGTCAACGTATTTACGTTCAATGTACTTGCTCCACCACCAATTTGACTGGTAATGTACGATTTGATAGCTTTTTGTGTTGGAACAATATTATCGCTGTTAGCTGTAAAGTATGGATCTGTCGAGAACTGTGTAACAGTCGCAGAACCAACACCTAAACTCACAGCACCCAACTGCAACGATTGTAATCCTGACAAGTTAAACGCACTAGCGTTCAATGTAGCAGTACCAGTTGCTTGCTGAACTCCGAATAATCCACCAACGTTAAAGTTACCGTCTTGGTCAGTGCTGGTATAGAACACACGACCGCCTCCCAATCCATAAGTTTGGTTAGCTTGGATTGCATTGGTTGTAATAACGTTTGGATAGTTAGTTTGTACTTGATTGCCAGTACCAATGTACAAGAAATCGTGTCCAGTTAAACGAACCTGACTATATTTCAATCTTGTGGTTACTGTATCACCGTGTGGTGGTGCTAACAAGGTTGTCATATTTGGATTAATCTGTAGCTGTGCTGTATAAGCACCTGCTATTCCTAATACGTTTGTAACTGTAACTAATTTATACCATACGCCTGGAATAGTACCAAACTGAATGTTCGAACCTGGTGTTGGTAAACTAAACAAGTTAGCTACGTTCAAATAGCCGCCTGTTTGGAATAAATCAGCATATCCATCGCCTAGTGTACTTGCACTTGCAGTAGAATTGCCACTACCCCTATTGCTAAAGCTAGGATTGGCTAAAGCTCCATCACCTTGACGTGGATTTACTGCCGCTACCAGTACTTTGTTAGGATCAATTTGTGTAACAATAGAACCTGCACGATAAATCATACCAGTTGGTGCAGTCGTAGTTAACGATACTGCTGTTGTACCATTTTGTGTTGCAGTAATTTGGAATGATGATGCAGTAATACTACCCCACAATACATAATATAATGTACCAGCTGTAATGCCACCTGTAGTTTGATTGAATATAACTGGTTGTCCATTTACCAAATTAGTTGTGTCATCAACTGTAATTACATTAGTGCTGATAGTGGTTGCTGTAACGTTTCCTTTAGGGAAGTTACTACCTGGTTCAATTAAACGAATTTCGCTTATTGCACCAGCAGTTACTTTCATACGTCCCAATGGTGTTGCACCAGCTCGAGTACTTACTGCTGTAGTTGTATTTGTAGCACTACTAATAGATACCCAAGTTGGTTGCGCACCTAAAGTTGCACTAATTGGATTACCAAATACTGTTGAACTCCAACTATTGTAAGAACCTAACAGTTGTGTACTCCAGTTAATACCGTCTGGACTTGTAGCCGCATAATTGTTACCAATCACCGCAGTCCATGCACCTGTATCATTTATTAATGTTACTACTGGTGATAATGTAGGACTTGCACTTAATGTTACCTGATTAGTATTGCTGTTGATACTTGCAATATAATAAGTAGCACCTGATGATAAATTACCTAATATGTTACCCGCAGTAGATGCCCAACTACCAGTTTGTGTTACTAGTGTAAAGTTACTGGTTGCACCATAAGTTGTTGCTAAAGCAATTTGGTTAGTACCTGATAAAATTTCAGTAATGTAATACGTATTACCTGAAACTAAGTTACCAAATACACTACCTACAAGTGCTGTCCATGCACCGCCTGAACTATTACCAACTACAAAAGTAGATCCACCAACTGTAGTACTAATTGTAATTGTACCGTTTGTTCCTGGTGTTGGAATACTTGTAATGTAATAAGTTGTTCCAGCTGATAAGTTACCAAATGCGGCACCAGCTATCCATGTCCATGATCCTGTAGCATTTGTTAATGTAAGGTTAGCACCACCATAACTAGTACTGATTGTAATTGTACCGTTAGTTCCTGGTGTTGGAATACTTGTTACATAATATGTACTACCGCTAGTAATACCACCAAATACTGAACCAGCAGTTACTGATACACTTTGACCAGTTGTATTAGATACTGTAAAATCGCTAGTAGCTCCTGAACTAGTACCAACTGCAATTTGGTTGCCAATAATCTTAGTAATATAATATGTACTTGATGTTAGCAAGTTGCCTACGTTTGTACCCACTGTGAATGATTCACCAACAACCATACCGGTTGTTGTGTTCAATGTAATCAAATTACCAGTTCCAGTTAATGCCTGTTGTGATCCGCTTGAACCCACTGTTTGGCTTACACTTACAGTCCATTGAGAACCAGCACCTGAACCACTAATATTAGAAACAATATATGTTCCAGCTACAGTTGTTGAACCAGTTAGAACTTGTCCAACAGCAACAGTACCTGAACCAACTGAACCAACAAATAGGGTAGTTCCGCTGATATAAGCAACCATTGTAGAACTACTTGGAGTAGTTGCTGTCAATGTAGTTGTTTGTGTGACTGCTGTAAACACAATACTTTCGCCAACTACAAGTCCAGTAGTATTGCTTACTGTTATCAAGTTGCCAGTACTAGAAGTTGCAGATATCAAACCACTTTGTGTTACTGCTGTAAAGATAATACTAGTGCCAACAGACATACCTGTTGTACTAGCAACCGTTAGATAATTATTTGCACTATTTACAACCGACAATGTAGTATTAACTGAACTATATAAGAACGATATTGGCTCGCCAATTGTCATACCTGTAGTGCTACCAACTGTAACTAAATCTAATGTACCAGTAATAGTTGCTGAGGTCTGAGTTTGAGTGCTTGCACCAGTTGGGCCTGATAAGTTATAACTTGTGCCAGTTGAAGAAACTTGCGCACCTGCACTACCAACTGTTTGACTATTAGTTACGTTATAACTTGTTCCTGTAAATGTTACTTGAGAACCGGAAGTACCTACTGATTGACTATTATTCAAATTATATACAACACCAACCACTGAAATAGTTCCTGTTGGGGTTCCTACCGGAATGTTTGCACCAGCAACGGTGTATGTACCACCACCGCCCGAGCCGCCTGAACCAAATGCAGTAATATATGTACCTACTGGAATACCAGTACCACTTACCATCTGTCCTACTGCAACAGTACCAGATACTGACCCTAATGTTAAAGTTGAACTGGTTAAACTGCCGCCGGTAGCAGAAAATTGTGTATTAGAACTAATATAAGTATTAGCACTTGTGCTGCCGCCAGTAATTAACATGTAAGTATTTGGTGCTCCACTATTAATTACTACCGGAGTTAATAATGTACCGCTAGTACCTGAAGAACCATTGCTAATAAAACCAGTAATTGATGCTACGTTTATAGCAGTTATGTATGTACCACTTGCATAAGAACCTCCAGTTATGGTCATTCCTATACTTGGAGCGGTACCGCTGAATACTGTCATCAAAGTAGTGTTAATCATACTGTTGAATGAAACAGTATTTGTACTTTGAATATACGTACCAGCAACAATACCGCCAGTACTTGTCAATAGCATACCATTAGTCAATGTACCAGTTGAATTGCTAGCTGTTAAAACACCATTGGTAATAATAGCACCGCTTGCGCTGGTTGCAGTTGAGTGAGTTGTAGCTGTAGCTGTTGGAGATTCTGTTACACTTGTTGGAATTAAACTGTTACCAACGTTTAAGTTGCTAACGCTGTTTAATGTTACCAAATTACCACTTGCGCTAGTTGCAGTCAATGTTACTGATGCAGGGCTTGTAGCTACTGCCATAAATTGACCTTCACCGTAACGTACTTTGCTCCAGTTTTGTACATAAGGTAAACCTACACTTCCTGCATTAGTACTTGCATACCATGTTGTACCTTGATTATAACTATAAGCAACTGTGTTACTACCGCTAGCTACTGCAACAAAACGTCCGTTACCGTATGTAATACTTGTCCATGTAGCGGCACTTGGTAAAGCTCCGCCTAACGCCCATGCAACACCGTTTGTGCTCAATGCTGTTACTGTACTACCACTTGCGATTGCAATAAAATAACCATTACCATATGCAACTGCTGTGTAGGTTACTGTACCAACTGCTGTTCTGTTAATCCAGCTAGCACCATCTGCGCTTGATGCAATCGCTGGGCTAGTACCAGTACCACCAACTGCCACGTAAATACCAGAGCCATAAGCCAATGCTAAGAAATTAGAAGCAGGTAATGAGCTAGATGACCAAGTAGTTCCTGCTATTAAGTTAGCTACAGTAACGTTTGCGGCACTAGTAGTTCCGCCGGCAATTGCCACAAATCTAGCACCAGAATCTACGATTGTTACAGTTGGTTGTGATGTGTATCCAGTACCGCCTGTTGAAACAGATATAGATGTAACACCAGCATTAGTTGTACTTGCAACTGCCGTCGCTTGAACACTTGCGCCGCCACCTGTTACTGTTACTTGTGGATTATAGTAATTTTGTCCATAGTTAGTAACTACAAAACTTGTAATAATACTAGTTACTGCGGCCACTGCTGGAGCACTAGTATAACCTGATCCAGTTACAGTCATTGTAACTGATTGAATCACACCATTTAACACAGTAGCAACTGCGGCAGCATTTGAACCGCTACCACCTGTAAATGTAATTGTTGGAGGACTACTGTAATTAATACCGCCATTTGTAACAATTACGCTTACAACTTGCCCAGCTGTTAATCCTGAACCTAATACTGCTGTAAATGTTGCTCCAGAACCACCTAAGCCTCCAACGATTGCGGTTGCTGTTGCTCCATAACCGCCACCATAAACTAGATCTACCCAGTTTGAGCTACTTGGCATTGCTCCACCAGCATTCCATGTTTTGCCATTTGAGCTGTATTGTGAAGTAGTAGAGTTTTGACCTACTGCTACATAATATCCTGCACCGTAAGCAACTGTTGGATATGTACCAGCAGTTTGTAGTGTACGTGGTGTACTTGTAAATCCTGGACTTGAATATTGAATACGAGGTTCAACAATATAGTAAGAAGTTACATCTAGTGTGTTAGTAATAGTTGTTCCTGGAACAACATGATCCCAACCAGCTACATACATTGGATAATATGCTGTAGCAGTTGCACTAGCACTACCAGTTGCAGTAATTGTAACTGGTGTTGAATTAAATGCACTGACACTAACTGCAAATGAGCTTCCTGACAAATTGTTCCCTAATACATAGTACACTTGTCCTGCGTTAATACCATTGAAACTAGAACTAAAGGTAACCATCTGTCCAGCTACAAATGTATTTGTAGCAGTTATCAAATTATTTGTACTAGCTGTTGCAGTTACAGTTGCAGTAGCTTGTGATACTGTACTTGATAAAGTTACTGCTGAACCGCCAGAAGTTGTGCTAACTGCAAATTGTGTTGATGAGAAGTTTGCACTAATAATATAATATAGAGTACCAGCTGCCAAAGAACCTGTAGCTATGCCAAAATAAACTGCTTGTCCGACATATAATTGAGCTGTGCTTGATACTGTAATTAAATTATTAGTTGTTTGTGTAGAAATAATCTGTACAGGTGGAACACTATCTCGTATCACAGTAGCTATTTTACTTGCATTGGTATAAGTCAAAATATTTGCATATTGGCCAACACCTAGACCTGCAACCAATTGAACACGCATACCATTATATGCTCCAGATAATGCAGTATCTGTTGCGGCTAATGATATAGTATATGGTCCAGATAATGTTGTACCTTGCGAAGTATTACTAACTGATACATAACTTGATCCTCCAACACCTTGACCATTATTTAGGTCAATTAAGCGAGTTTCAAAAATAGCGGCATCACGGAATTCATCTTGAACTGTAGCCGCATTGTATCCTGAACCACTGATAGTTGTTGAAGAATTAGTATAATTTATACCTGCATTAACAAATTCTAAACGTAAAATTTGTGTAGTTCCGTCTGTAACAGTATTGGTAATTTGAGCTTGATTATAGTGATTATTTACAGTACCTACTAATGGTATTTCAAATGTATCAGTAGCTTCGGCAACAACACCATATACACCATATGAACTGTTACCATTAGTTGCTCGCATACGTCCGCCTAGCTCGGCTAAGTAACCTGCCCAGCAATAGTAATTAAACACTGAAACAAGTTCGGCTAATGCACCAGAACCAGTAGTCCACCAACCGATACCATCACTAATAATACATGTATAGTCGTTAGAAACCATAGACTTATTACCACCGGCGTGTAGTGCAGAATCAACTTTAGCACCGCTCACGCCATATCCAAACATTGTACAGTTTTGTACGTATGTTGAACGTGTGTTAACCCATGCATTACTATCGTTTGGTCCAAATCCTGGATCTAAACTTGTATATGCTCCGCCCGTAATACGTTTTGTACCATAAGCTAAACTTGGATTAGTTAATGTACCAGTTAATCCATTCATAGTCATGTTACGTACACCGCAAGCATTACGTACTAACCACATGTTACTACCGGCAGATCCGTAAACTGAATTTAGTAATACGTTTGCATAACGCAGACTTCTATAATTTCCTGTATACTGCAAATCAAGTATGATAGCATTTAAGTAATAGCTGATATCACTTTGAGTTCCGCTAACTTGGAAATAATAACTTGCAGTCAATGTTGGACTTGCTACGTTAGTTAATACTACTGTTGAATATGTAGATCCTGTATTAGCATTTAGATATCCTTCAGCTGTTGTAATTGTAAATGTAGTAGTACTTGGTACACTTGCAACATAGTAAATTGTACCAGTAGTAATTCCACCTGCACTTGTTCCTGCAAATACTACAGGATCATTTACCACTAACGAATGAGCAGAACTAGTTGTAATTAAGTTACCAGTACTAGACAACGAACTTACGGTCCATGAGTAAGTTACATTATACCATGCTACAATTTCTGCTTGCAAGAATGGAATATTAGCACGTAAGATTTCAGCACCATTAATTATACCTAAATTATTGTTATAGGTAACTGTACCATTGACTTCAGGGCGTACATACTGTCCGTTAGTCAACATAGCAATAACTTGATAGATACTGTTAGTTGCAGATGTTAATTGAGCAGAATATGTTGCACTAGATAATGTACCTGCAATTAATGTTTGCAAATAATTTAATGAAGCAATAGTTGCAGTTTTTTCGTAACCAACAACTTGATAATCTTGTGTTCTGTTGTAAGCACGACCCGCTTGAACAGTTGCAAAATTACTACCAGTCACTGCATCAAGCATTGCAGCCAATGTTACATTGAATGTATCTCGGCTTGCATAAGTTTGATTATATGTTAATGCTGGATAGTTTGTATTTAGGAATGTAATAACACCTGATGTGGCCGCTGTTACACTAACTCCAGTAACTGTACCAGTAGTAGTTGCATTGCTTATTACATAAGTTCCTGTACTACCAGAACCAGTTCCTAATGCAGTAATAGTTGTTCCGCCAACAATACCGGCACCAGTTAACTGCATACCTATAGCAATAGTTCCCGATGCAACTGCTGTTACGTTAATAGTAGTTGTACCGTTTAGACTAGCTGTAAAGGATGCTGTAGCACCAGTTTGATAATTGGTAATATTTGCGGTTACTGTTTGATAAGCATTTAGAGCGGCACTACTTGCCCAACCAATATACGGCATGTTAAGTGCTTGAACTACCAATGACAAACCAGTGCCGTTAGTAAATGAAGACAATGTGCTACCATTATAACTTGCATTTAATGTAAATGTACTAGTTGTTGGGGTGCTTGCGACAAAATAAGGAGTTCCAGAACCAATAATTGTTGATACAAGACCGTTACTTGTAGTTTGTGGGATAATAATATCGCCAACACTTAATCCATGATTAGCTGATCCTGTTGTAACTGTGCCATTACTAATAGCTGTTGAACCACCACTAAATGTAATTGCAGTTCCAAGGAAAGCATTTAATGAACTAGTTGCAAGTGTTACGGTGGTAGAAGCTGAAGTTGTTGCGGCCACATAATAAGTTGTATTGGCAGCTAAACCGCTAGTTGTAGTAATACTTGAACCTGTAGTAAAAGGAGTGCCTTGAACATAGCTACCAGAACTAGATAAAGTTACTGCGGTTCCGTTAGTATTGGTAATTGTGTTAGTACCAGCAGCCGTAGTAAACGTATTTGTTCCAGAAATAGTTGAAATAGATAATGTTTGGGTACCAGTAGTCAATCCATTATAGATGATTGCAGTAACTCCGCCCATTAATGTAGCAAAACGTAGAGCGTCACGAGCACTTCCATATAGGCCTGCTGTTGTTGGTTTTACCTGTGTAACTGTTGACTGTAAAGGACTTGCTACTGTTGTTCCTACAATAACCGATTGAGCTAATGTAGTAATGTAGTTTAGAGAATTAGCAAATGCTGGTGTTAAACTACTAGCAATTTGTGATCCATATAATGCTGAATAATAGGCCATACCAGCATTTTGACTTGCCCAGTTACCGCCATACTGTAAGTCATAGTGTATAGCATCTAATACATACCCTGCATCACGCTGTGTTTTAGCGACTGTGTAGTTAGGATTTGTTGTAATACTTGAATAGTTAGCATTGATATATGCAATTAATTCAGCTAAGAAGAATGCACGGTTAGCTTCTAACATACCAATAGTTGCTGGAACATCTGAATATGTAGCGGCTGTAATAGCACCGGCAACAACTTGTGTAACGTTGATTACAATATCATTTGTAGAACGTACACCGCCGATGGTGTCTCCATAAATTCTTATTGTATTACCTACAGCATAATTAGTACCTGAACTGCCGCCAGTTGGTTGTATCAAATAATTATAATAACCATTACCATTTGTTGTACGAGTAATAGTAAATGTAGCACTAGAACCAGAGCCGGTAAGTGTAATGCCGCTTACTGCACTATAAGAAGTTGCTGGTAATGCTGGTTGCGGATAAATGATTTGTGGAGGAGCACTACTTACAGTATAACCTGTACTAGCATTTCCAACTTGTAAGAAGTTAACTATATCATCAATATTTGCTTGAACTTGAACAACTGCACCACTAGCCGCAATTTGCTTAACTTTATAACTTAAGAAATTAATTGCACCCAGTGTTGGAGGTAATTCACCACTACTAGCACTACGTAAATTTGTAGCACTAGTATTAGCACGATTGAATGCACGACCTGCTTGTATAGCATTAAAGTTTGAGCCATACATCATATCATATGCTAGATTGTTAACAATCAATGTAGCATCACGATTAATCAAAGAAGGATTAGTAAATGTTGTTGATTGATAATATTTGCTGACCCATACAGTTGCATCGCTGGCAATTTCTGTTACTTTGCTAGTAACCGCTGTATAAGCAGTTTGTAAAGGCTGACTTACCCAACCATAATATGGAGCAATAGTTGCATCTGCTGCCGCATTACTAATCCAATTAATAACATTCTGAACACGATCTTGTGCAAAACCTGCGGCAGCCGTAGAGCCAGCAGTACCAGTTGTAACTTGTACAATGTTGTTGCCTGACTGAGAAGATGTTGCTGTTTTTGTAACAATATTACCAATAATTACTTTTAGACGAGCTGTTAATGCATTTACATAGGCCGCAGTTTGTGCTGAAGTAATTTGCAAATTATATAATGAATAATAAGCCGCGCCAGCAATTAGACTTTGTGTATTACCACCGTATGTTAAATCATAACAAACACTATCTAAAATATATTGTATATCTCTATAACCTAAACCAATCTGACTTGCTTGACCAGTATAGCCGCTAGTACCTGGATTGTTGATCAAATATTGTAATGTATCCGATATTAGGAACTGATAATTTTGTTGAATTTGAGCAACTGCATAACCGTAACCAGTTGTATCCCCAGTTGAGTTACTACCTGTTGTAGTTGCATACGCAGTATTGGTTAATGAGCTTGTATTATAACCTGTTGGTTGAGGCATAACAATAGCTGGCTCATTTGTTAATCCGCTTGAAACTAGTTGATATAAAACAGCATAGGTATTTTGTACGTTACTTACTGCTGTTGTACTACCAGTAGAAGCCGCTGGCAATGTAGTAACTTGTGTTGCAGTATTACCACTTGAAGGAGTAATTGCAGTATTAGTTAACAAGTTTGGAATTAAACTTCTAATACGATTCAATGCTGCCTGTGCTTTTGGCACAACAGTTGCAAGCTGTGGATCAGCTTGGAATGGTTGAACAACAGTACTACGTAATTCATCTCCTACTAAAGCTGTAAAGATTGGAACATTGATTGGGAGTACTTCGTTATATGTTCCGGTCTTAATACTAATAGTAGTATTTGGTGTTGCTTGATTTGGTAATCCCGCAGTTGTACCTGCTGTTAAGGCACTAACAACTACTGATATTAAATTTTGTACAGTAGTTGTAGAGCCTGATTCAGCTGTATAACTTGTGTTAACTTGTTGCAAGGCTTTTTGTGTTTGTACAGTACCTGCAACTGTTTGACTACCAGTTGTTGTACTTGCAAAACTTACACTACCTGAACTGCTAGCAGTTACTTGCCATGTGCCGTTATAGCCTGCAGGAGTCACACCGGCTACTGTAATAAAACTTCCTACAGTAAATGCGCCGCCACTGTATGTTATAGTAGCTACCGAACCAGTACCACTTGCACCTGTTGTTGCAATAGCTGGATTCATGATAGTTTGATATGTACTAGCTAGTGATATTGTTGTATTAGACAATACATTTGGAATTAATGTATTATTCAAATAGTTTAGAGATGCTGTAAATGGAGGAATGTCAGAACTATTAACACCTGTAATATAAGAATTACCTGTAGAGGTAAAGAATGATTTAGCATTAGTTAGTGTCTTATAATTACCGCTATGTGTAAGGTCAAAAATTGCTCCTTCAATAATTAATCCTGAATCTCTTTCTGATTTTGAAGGAATATTAACATAAGTGCCAATTGTAGCGCCGCCTGTTCCTACTGTAAATACGCTACCACCGCTTGTGGTACTAATTGAAAACTGTGTTGTACTTGCGATTGCTTGTACATAGTAGGTAGTTCCTGCTACAATATTGCCAACACTTGCTGAAAAACTGATTGGCATCCCAAGATATAAATTGGTTGTTACTGTTTGTGCTGTTGTGCCACCGCCACCAACAGTTAAAGTAGTTCCTGTTGTTGAAGTTACATAAAAACTAAATTGATTTTGAACATAGTTGTTAACTTCTTTGACCATAAACTGTTTGTTCATGGTTAACAATGTTCCAGCATTGGTATTTAGATAACCTGCTTCAACTTGTTGACAAGCATAACGAACACTTGCCCATGGATTTTCTGGAGTAATACCAAAATCAGGACGATCTGTACCTTGAGCAGATGATACGTATACTACATTATTAATCAATCCAAAATACTGCCATGCTGGTAGTCCGCTTTGAACACGCAATACCTGACCTTCTTTACCGATTGGTAGTCGAGCTGGTCCAGTAGCACTATAATAGAACATGTCACCTGTCACACTTAACTGTGCTGATTCAGCACCAGCTGTTAACAAGTTCCAATATGTACCAGTTGTATCTGTTACCGGTGTATTGCCAGAACTGGCTGTATGTGCTTGAACACAGATATAACTGTTAGCACCGTATAATACAACATCTCCCAATACATAACCAGTACCGCTTGTCCAGCTCACCGCGATACTATTGTTAACTGAAGAAATTGCAGTAACAGCACCACTTGGTGCTGTAATAGTCATTAACAAATCATTGACCGGAGTTAACCCGCCAAGACTTGTACCAAGAATTTTAATCTGATTACCAGTTGCATAACCACTACCGCCAGCATTTACAGTTACAGAATATACTGTGGCATTTCTTACAACGTTAAATGTGGCGCCAGTTCCTGTACCACTTACGTTAGTACCACTAACACCTGTATAAGTTTGTTGTATATTACTCCATTTTAGACCACTATTCAATTGGAACCAGTAAGTACTATTAGGAGGTTGTTGGCTAGTATTATCTGCTTTAGCAAGATATGTATAGCCATTTAATCTAACAACACTACCAATCTGATATGTTGTTCCAGTTAGCCAGTCGCCTTGGAAGGTAAAGCCTGTTGTGAATGGCTGCCAGTATGTGCCAGATGTACTTGGAGTTTGTGGGCTTGCACTTGTGCTATTTAATATAGCAACATAAGTGTAACCACCATAAGTTACTGTATCACCAATTTCATAGTTTGAACTACTAGACCAGCTGTTAACAAATTCAAAACCGTTTACAAATACTGCAAATTTGCTAGTGTCAAATGTTGTAGTTGAATTGTGTGCAGTTGTACAAATCCATAAGTCAGCACCATATTTTACAACATCATTTAATCTATAGTGTACACCACCGCCAGTATTCCATGATCCTAGATAAGTTACACCAGCATTAAATGTTTGCCAGTTTCCTGAATTAACTTCAAGACCTAATGATGTGGTTGCGGCACTAACGTGACCAGTTGTACAAATATATGTGTATCCGCCATAACTTACTAAATCTTGTGCTTTATATCGAGTATTAACAGCCCAAGCGCCTGTCCAATTAAATGCTGTGGCAAATTGATTCCAAGAACCTGAATTTAATTCTAGACCTAATTGACTTGTTCCAGAAACAGTACCAGCTACAGTCTGTGGTCCGTATGTACCAATTAACGCATATGATACTTGAGTAGTAGAACATGCGGTGACTGTATATGTTCCGTTAAAATTGCTAGGAGTAATACCTGCAACTGTTATACTTGCTCCAACTAAAAATGGTTGTACTACTTGGGTAGCAAATGTTAATGTTGCAGTTCCACCAGTAGCTGTGGCAGCAGTAGTTGTTAATGAAGCTGTGCTTGCCGCGCTACTATGACCGGTTGTACAAACATAAACTGTGCCGCCATATTTAACTAGGCTTCCTATATCGTAATATGTACCATTGGTCCAGTTGCCGCTCCAGGTAACACCATCGGACATCAAATTCCATCTTGGAACTACGTTCTGAAAATCCGTATCAAATAAAGCTGAAGCTGTGTGGGCTACAACGCAGATATAAGTTTTTCCATTATAACTGACTACGTCGTCAACCAAATAACTTGTGCTGGTAGCCCATGCACCTTGCCATACGAATTTAATTCTACCTAGTAAATATTCTGCCATTTTATATATCCTCTGATAATATTTATCTTATACTTGATTCTGTGTCGAAGTGTAGTTTGCCGGTGCTTGATAATTGAGATTCCAAGTATGCGACATAAAGAAGTTTAGAGCAGTTAATCCACCGTCTACACTCAAAATTTTCATTTTTGGCTTAACTTGTAATGCCGAATATGCAAGACCTTTTGGAATTTGGTCTCCTAGAATATTAGGATTACCTACACTTACGACACCTGCAACTAGCTGGTTAGTAAATGTATTACTACCACCTTGACTTAAACGACTTGCCAAATAAGTTTTAATTGATTTTTGAGTTGGAATTACACTATCGCTATTTGCGGCAAATGTTGCATCTGTGCTAAACTGTGTAATAACTACACTTGACCCGCCAACTGCAATACCGCCTAAACTTAAACTACTCAATCCGTTTAATCCAAAATTTGCCGCGCTTAGTGTAATAATACCTGTCGATTGTTGAACGCCAAACAAGCCGCCTACTTTGAAATTTCCGTCTTGGTCTGTACTGGTGTAGAACACACGACCATAATTGTTTTCTACTGTTTGGTTACTTTGAATAGAATTAGTAACAATTAAAGACTGATTAGGATAATTTGCATTAACAAAATTACCAAACCCAATATTTAAGAAGTCATGATTGGTTAAACGTGCTTGGCTATATTTGCTTCTGATGCTGACCACGGTTCCATCTGCCGGGCTTAGTACTGTGGTAATATTTGGATTTAACTGTATGTTAGCTTCAATGTTAGGAGCGGTTGTTCCAAATATTGCAGTTGCACTAGAGACTTTATAGACATTAGTATTACCTGTGATAGTTATGTTGGCACCTGGACTAGGCAGGGCTGTTAAATTATTAACAATTAAAATATAACCAGTCTGATATGTATTAGCATATCCATTACCAGAAATAGCAATGTAAGTTGAGTTAACACTATAACCTAAACCTCTTACAGTAATTGTTGGGTTTCCTAAACTTCCATTACTAATACGAGGTGTAATTGTTGCAATACTTGTAGCATTTGGATCAGTGAATACCAATGTTGGAGCACTGGTATATCCTGAACCTGGTTCCCATTCACTAATTGTAGTAATTGTATTAGCTACAACTGTAGCACGACCTTTAGGTCTAATACCTGCTGAAATATTACTACCAACACTTTGCCCACCTACTGTTATAAACACTCCATTATATTGTGTTGCACCCGATGTACCAATATAACCAAACGATGATGCTCCAATAGTGTTAGCAGATACAGTTTTTGTTTTCCATGTAAATCCATCATCACTAATGTATGCACTAGTTCCGCCACTATTAGTTGCTAAAAATACACCTTGACCGTAAACAACACTAGTTGCAGTAATTGTCAAATTAGATGAATACCATTGTATACCATTAAAGCTGTAAGCAGTAGTACTAGCCGTACTAGATACAGCAACAAAACGACCGTTACCATAAGTCACACTAGACCATGTAGTAGCCGAAGGAAGAGAACCTTGTGTCCATGATGAACCGTTTGTGCTATATGCTGTTGTGCCCGATGCTGCCGATACCGCTAGGAATATACCGCCACCATATGTCAAACTGGTCCAAGTACCACTTGGCATTCCAGTACCTGCTTGCCAAGTTGCGCCATAATTTGTACTGTAAGCAGAGAAATTAGTACCTGTTGCTATAGCCACAAATATACCTATACCGTAAGCAACTTGACTCCAGCTAGTAGATTGTGGCAAAGTACTAGTTTTCCAGCCGGCTCCTGCGGCAGCCGAATACAATGCTTGATTTGATCCTGATCCAACTATTACCCAGTAACTATTTCCATAAGCAATACCAGTCCATGTACCTGTAATAGGTAATGCAATAGTAGTCCATGTAGAGCCATTACTTGATCCTGCCGCAATGTTATTGGCATTTGGAATTGCAATCCAATAATTATTACCATAGGCTATAGAAACATAAGCAACACCAATACCTTGCGATATTAAAGAAACACTTGATTGAGTGAACGGAGGATCACTGAATATAGGTCTTGGTTCAATATAATAAATCGTAGTTGTATCTAAAGAAGTTGGAATAGGAGTGCCTGGAATCACATGATCCCAACCAGGACTTGCAATACTCATTGTTCCTGATGCTGTTGTTAATGTAAATGTCGGTGTTAAATTAGAATTTGCACTGACTGTAATATAATTACTGCCTATTGTAGCTACATAATAAAGACCGCCAGATGTAACATTACCAAATAAACTAGTAGATAGTGTAGCATTCATAGTTCCTACACCAAAAGTTACTAAACGTTTAGCACTGGTTGTAGTTGCTGTAAATGCACTTGGTCCGGCTGTAGTTAATGTCTGATCTCCTGGACTTGTTCTTGCTACCAGATTACCAGTTCCTGTAGATAATACTGCGGCATTGCCGCCTTGTGTTTGACTGATTGTAAATGTAGTTGAATTGTTAATAGCCAAAATGTAATAGACTGTTTCGACTGCAATATTACCAAATGTTTGTCCTGTAAATACAATTGGTTGATTTACTACAAATCCTGATGTACTTGTTACAGTAATCAAATTACTTGTTACCGCACTAGCAGTTGCAGTTGTTACTATCAGTCCAGAATTTACTGTAAATTGTGTTGAATTTACGATTCTATTAATATAATATTTTGATGTGCTTAATCCGCCAATTGCATTACTAGAAAAATAAATGGGATTAAAAGTTGATAAACTTGCAGTAGTGCCAGATGCCAGTGTAATAACACCAGCACTGCTTGTAGCATTACAGTTAACAGTTAAAAGTGTATTACTAATTGTAAATGTATTTGCGTCAAAAATATCATTAATATAATATGTAGTTGCCGAACTAACACCACCAATTAATGATCCAGAAAATACAACTGGCTGATTAACAGACATATTTGCTGTAGAATTTAATCCGTACAGGTATCCAGTATTAGTTGGATATGTCATTACAATACTTCCCGAAGTATAACTTCCTGGAGTGGTCAACGGCCATGTAGCACCGTATATGCTTGTAGTAATACTAAAATCTGTTCCGTTAGCACTAATACTTGAAACATAATATTGATAATTGCTAGTTAAATTAGCAAGCGGTAATCCTACCCCGCTAAATGTAATTGGCATATTAAGTTGTAAAACTGCTGTACTTGCAATACTTAATACGTTTGTAATACCTCCAGTAATAGCAGTAACCCCAGTAGTTCCATAACTAGATTGAGTAATACTAGCAATATTATAAGTTGGAATAAATGTAATTAATTGTCCAACGTATAACTGTGTAGTATCAAAACCGTTAGCTATTGTAAACTGATTAGTTCCTGAACTAGTTGCAGAAACATTTATGTTATTAAATGATTCTTGAATAACTTGAGCAACTTTTGTAGAAGAATTATACGTTGCAATATATCCGTATTGTCCAACGCCTGTTCCTGAATTTAGGAAAACACGCATGCCTAGATAGTTACTAGAAGCATTGGTATCAGATTGCGATAATGCAATTTGTGTAGTAGTACCAGACTGAGCATTATTGCTAGCTGTTAAATATCCCGAACCTCCAAAATTAACATAAGATTGGAATACACTACCGCTTCGTATCTCATCTCCAACAACAATGGCGCCAACTCCTGAACCAGTAACCTGATAGTTAGCATAAGCAGTCCATTGAGTATTTTGTGTTTCAAGATAATAACTGAGTGTACTATTATCTGTTTGAACTTGATTACCATAGACTACTGAATTACCAGCGGATCCATTAAACCCTCTTGGATAAATTCTGAATTGCAAAACATTATTCTGTGCTGTACTATCGTAAACACTCATCCAAATTCTATACCATCCTGCTGTAGCAGTACTTGAACTTGGTTGCGGAATAGCACCGTAACCAGTTGGAATTAATCCACTATTATATCCGCTTGGATTATTTGTGTTGCTTACTGTTAATGCACCAGTAGCAAATGTAAATGTCATATGACTACCAACACTATTGCCAACACTACCACTGAATAAAGCATAAACATCTATAGTTGGTGCAGAACCTTGTTTAACATAGGTACTAATAAAATAAGTTTTACTTGCTCCGCTAGGTACAGTACCAGCAGATGTAACAGTAAGAATTGTACTACCGTTAACACTAGCTACTGTAATAGTCAAATCGTTCAAACCAGTAACTCCTCCTAATGTACTACCAGTAATTAAAATTTGATTGGTTGTAACATAGCCTGAACCACCGTTGTTAACTGTTACGATATAAGTAGTGCTAGTAACGTTTACGTTGAATGTAGCACCAGTTCCTGAACCAGATAAGTTATTACCAGTTAAACCAGTATAAACTGCCGCGGCTGGTTGTACTGCAACGTTTTGATAAACATATCCTTGGCCGGCAGTTCCTGTAGTACTAGTTAAAGTCCACGCTTCTGCATTACCTGTAGGAGCAATACTATTTTGTTGTAAAGATAAGTAACCATCATTTGTCCAATTATTGTTTACAAGATTGTTACTATAATACAACATATTAGTTGTAGTAGAAGTATAACCACTTCCTGCATTTGCATACGCCAATTTAAGTAAAGTTGCATTTAGACCTAAACTACTTTGTACGTTTGCTTGAACTTGACTTGAACGATTAAACACTGTGCCGGTTGCAGGAACTTCTGTAGTATCATAGCCTTCGGCAATAACACCGTATGTACCATATGATGAGTTACCGTTAGTAGCACGGATACGTCCTCCATTCTCAGCAAAATAACTAGCGTAGGCATAATATGAGAACACAGATACTGCTTCTGTTTTAGAATCTGGGCCATAACACCAGATACCAATTCCGTCGCTAACTAATTGTGTAAAGTCGTTGGAAACCATTGACTTGTTACCGCCGTTATGTAGTGTACCATCGATTTTCATACCTACACAACCAGTGCCAAATGTTGTAACGTTCTGAATATACGGACTGCGTCTAAAAATCCAAACACTAGTATCAGTTGGACCTTGGCCCGGATCTAGTGCTACATAAGCACCACCTGTAGGTCGTTGTGTCTGATATGCGTTTTGTGCGCCTAGTGTACCTAACAAACCGTTTAATGTTAAATTTCTTAAACCAGTACCGTTACGCATTTGGAACATATTGCTTAGAGCATATCCACCATAGACATACATAGCACCTAAACCGCCTGTTGTTAGAGTTATTTGCTGTCCGCTTGGAGTAGAACTAATTCCAAATGATGTTGCTGTGATACTCGAACCAACAACATAATATGTCTGTCCAATTGTAACACCACCAAATACTGTTCCTAATGCACTAGTTCCTCCAGTTGAAAACTGAACTGGACAATTATTATACATACCAGCAGTTGAACTCACGGTAAATGTTGCTGATGTATTTTGTGTAGTATATGTATTGATAATAATACTTGGTTGTACAACTACTCCGCGAAGCTCGTCGCCTACAATAGCTACATTTTCTGGAACACTAATTGGTAATATTTCATTATAGGTACCAGTCTTTACAAAAATTGTTGCGCTGATTCCTGAATTAGAAGGAGGAACACTTGCAGTAGTTTGTTGACTCAATGCTGTAGTAAGAATATTAATTAATGTAGATGCTTGACTTACAGCACTTGCTTGTGTTGTAATTGTTGCACTTGAATCATAAATGTTTAATTGTGTAAACAAAGTTGATTGATTAGTATCTTGAATATACAATCTATTTGGAGCACTATAAGGTACAGTAAATGTCACAGTTCCTGTTGTAGATCCGTTACCAGTTACACCTTGTGTCCATTGATTTAATGCTACATAACCATTATTTGTAGTTTGTATATTAAATGTTTGTCCTGCAAGACTTAGATAGAAATAATATGTATTGCCTCTTACTAAATTTAATTGTTGATTGTTGATTCCATTCAATGTCCATGCAATATTAGCATAGTTACCTACATTAATAGTTGCACCATTTGCAGGTGTTGCTGATCCTGTTTCTGAAACTGCTGTAGAATTATTAATTATTTGGCTTATTCTGCTGCCAACAGATATACCGTTAACTAATTGATAACTTACAGGAACTGCTGTATTGTTTAGTACGTATTGAATTAACGAACCTAAATAAGTTATTGAAGCAATAAAATAAGATATTTCAGTTGTCACTGCTGTATTGTAATAAGTTCCAGCTGTGTTAAAATATGCTAAGGTAGCTGCCACTGTTTGGCTATTGCCACCGCGACCCAAATCATAAGCAACTGCATCAATAATATATCCTGCATCGCGCTGAGTCTTAGTAGCATCAAATACACTAGATGAAGTAAAAGGGCTGATTTGTTGAGCAACTTGATACAACATCCATTGATACATTTCTGTAATAATAAACTGTTTATTAGCTGTTAAAAATCCTACAGCGTTTTGATTTTGTGTACCTTTTAATAAAGTTGCGCAAGCATAAGCAATAGTTTTCCAAGGCTGATCATAAGTTGTACCATAAGTGCTATTGTCTTGTCCAATAGCAGTATCAACATAATAAACATTAGCAATTGGAAGTATGTATCTCCATCCTGGAAGATTATTTGTAGCTCTTAAACTATAAGTATTAGGTCCAATTGGTAATGCAATATTAGAACCATTATTGTTAATAGTTAGATCACCGGTGGTTTGTCCAGCATTGTGTCTTGCATGATATAGATATACTACCCAATAAGTATTATTATTATCTAAATCAGGACGAAGCCCTGGAATACTTGTATGTGCTAGAATACAACGATATGTGGCGTTTTGCCAAACAGTTAAATCTCCTGGAACAAAATTAATACCTTGTGCCCAGAAACCTCTCCACTGTACACCAGGTGTTACTAGTTTCCAAAAACCTTGATTAATACCGATAAAGCTAATACTACTTGGAGTAGAATCTGGAGGTCCGCTAAGAGTGATTGCGGCCGCATAAGCAGTACCTACATTACTAATAACAGTTTGTCCGCTGGCAAAACCAGGACCAGTTGCGGTCATGCCTGGCACAATTTGTATCAAGTAAACACCAGTAACGTTGATAGTGTTTCCGCTACCGCTTACATAAGTAGCGGCAACTGCCAGACCGCCTGTGGGGTCTTGATTGCTGTTATCTGCGGTAGCATCAAATACTTGACCATGTCGAGTAACTACTGCGCCAATTTTATAATTTGTGCTGGCCGACCATTCTTGTTGAAAGCTGTAGCCAGTAGCAATAGTATTCCAGTTTACTCCTACACTAGTTACAGGATTGTTAGCAGAATTATTGGCTGTAAGACTAACATAATCGTATCCGCCATAACTAACTATATCACCAATTTGATAGATTGTACTTGATGACCAAGTTCCCTGCCAATCTTCGCCTGGCATCCACAAAGTCCAGTATGCTGTAACAAATGCTCCCGACGATAAATGTGCAGTAGAACAAATGAATAATTCGGCATTTAATTTAACGATGTCATTGAGATTATACTGTGTATTAGCAGTAAAATTTCCTCTATACATAACACCATTATCATAAATTGACCAATAGCTAGGATTAGCATCTAATCTAGATAAAGATGTATGATCTACTATACAACGATAAACAATTCCATCAAAGTTTACAATATCTCCAATACCGTATTGTGTATTGGCTGCCCAAGCACCTTCCCATTTGTCATTTTGAACATACAAAGTCCAATTGGTCTGATCACTTGCAAAACTACTACTACTTGTGTTTGAAGTTGTACATATATAAACTGCACCGCCAAATGTAACAATAGCGCCTACTGTATAGTATGTGCCATTGGCCGTCCATGCACCTTGCCAACTTTTACCGTCAATTAATAAACTCCATAAAGGTATTGGAGCATTTAGGTCTGTTGTAAATGCAGAACTAGAAGTATTAGGAACTAGACATACATAAGTTTTACCATTGTACTGCACAATAGCATCTCGATTGTATACTGTGCTAGGTGCCCAAGTACCATTCCAGGTAAATCTTAATCTAGCTAATTTGAACTCTGCCATGTCTTTATTCCTTATTCTTTAATTATGATAATTGTTGTCCGGCACTATAGGTATATGGTTGATTTACTCTAGCAACAAATTGTCCTTTTGTGCTGCCTGATGCAGTACTGATATAATAATTAATGTTTTGTGTATCCCATCTATATTGATCAAATGCCAAATTGCTATAAGGGCGACTATGATCAGTTGCTAATCTTCCATCAAAGAAATCTACGCCATATTCGAATTCTTGAAAATCATTCTGTGCTAGCCCTGGATTATTTACAACATAGCTAGCTGTATCCGTTAATTGATCAATTTTCCAATAGTATAGATTGCCGACGTCGTCACGATACAATGCGTAGAAAAATCTTTTATTATCTCCAAACACATTTTGTTCACCTATTGCACCTACATATTGTGGTCCCATTATATCACTCCTTAACTGATTTCAACAAAGCTCAACAGAGCATCTAGACTAGAACTTTGATTACTACTTACTATAACATTTGTACTCGGTCCTAGAATTAATTTTTCTCCACCTGTAACTATACGCAAACTTTGATTAGCTGGGACAGGAACATTATTAATATAGTTTGCTGTTGTTCCAGCCACCGTATCTGATATTTGCACGTTTGCTGTCACTAGATATCCTGTGGTGTTTGTTAAACTAAATCCAATAACTGTTGTTTTAGCACTAGGATTAGTGGACCAAAAGACATTTGAAATAGTTCCCCCTGTGGCTGCTCCAGTTGTTGTGTTGGCAACAGTTACCGATCCCGTAGTTGACGCCGTGACAGGACCAAATGTTCCGTTATAACCAGAAACACTACTACCCGATATTAGGATATAAGAACCAACTGGAAATAGCGCAGTTGTTTGTGTTGCAAATGTATAAGTCACAGAACCTGCACTTGGAGTACTTGCTTGTGTAGCTGTTACAGTCACTGATGCAGTGGGACCTAAATTATTTTGTATTTGATTTTTGAATACTGTTGTCATTTTTTATCCTAAACTTATAACGATACCCAATGCAATATCTGTAGCTGAGCTAATACTTACACCACTACTTGCACCAGCAATACTTGTCCAAGCAGTTCCATTATATACTTCGACATACTGTTGATCTGTATTAAAACGTACCATTCCAGTCTCAGTAGTTGCAATACTTGGTCTGTCAGTTGTACTATTTCCTGACGGAATAACTATACCTGCTGTGCCTGTAAAATTAACAAATCCTGTCACAGTTCCAGTTAAACTAGTAGAAGTTACAGTTTGTGCTGGCGTTACATAATATGTTCCAGCACCACCGGAACCTGATCCTAATGCAATAATACTTGTTCCTGCACTTACAGTCCCGCCCGTGATAGCCATACCAGATTGTATTGTTCCGCTTGGTGTTCCTGTGACTGTTAGGATGGTAAATGTTGCAGTTATTGTTCCCGATGCAACAGTTTGATAATTGCTTATTGTCCACGAACTAGTTGAACTAGTACCTGTTCCTGAAATATTAGAAATAATATAGGTATTGGCTGCTATTCCTGTTCCGGTAATAATTTGACCAACTGCTAGTCCAGATCCTGATGGTGTGCTTGTTACATTCAGAACTGAATTAGTAATACTACCTGTAAAAACTACATTAGTACCATTAGCAATACTACCTGTAAATGTAACAGTATTAGTACTTTCAACAAAACTAGTTATAGCTCCAGGACTTATATTAGTAATGGTATTTTGATAAAACTTTAAGTTATTTAGAACAATACCGCCAGTTCCAGTAGTAACAAAGCTAATATTACTGTTGGTCGATAAAGCAGTTATTGTATTACCGCTAATGTCTAAACCACTAGTTTGAAAATCAGTTGTTGTAACTGTGTTAGCAGTTACAGTGCCAATCGTTCCTGTGGTAGCATATACATTGTTCCACTGTAAGGCATTTGATCCTAGATTATAAGTATTTGAAGTTGACGGAAGAATATTGCTATTAACTTCTCCACCAAAGGTAATTGTGTCGTTAGTTGCGGCACCTAATTGAATATTACCGTCCGCAGTAATATTACCAGTAGCATGTAAATTGCCGTTAACTAAGGCGTTAGAATTTACTACTACTTGTCCAGATCCGTTTGGATCTAAATTGATATTTCCGTTAGTGTTTGTCGAACTTATTATATTAGTAGCTAATTGTAAATTGCCTACATTTAGCGCACCCTGGTATACAATATTGTAACTAGCCTGCGTTGATAAATTAATAACTCCGCTACTACTGGTTATATTATTTCCAGAAATAGTGAATGTACCGATATTCGCTTGACCGGTAGCATATAAATTTGTTGTTTGAACGGTGCCGTTTACATCGAGATCATATTGAGGCGTTGCTGTATTAATGCCCACACGGCTGTTAACAACATCTAGGTATAGTAGGCTCGTCTCGAAGGCTAAATTTTGCCCGTTACGAAGCAAATTATCCTTTAAGAGCGGACCCGAAATTCGACCAACAGCCATTTATGCTCCCATATACACCGAGTTTCACGGATAACCACTCTTTCAACCGCTTTTACGGTTCTTTGCGGGTTTACCACAGTTTGATATCGTAGAGCTTTGGTCAAACTCTACAGTAATAGTATTTAGCTAATATGCTTAAAACCCAAATACGATGGAGTATAAAGTAGATAAATCGCTAACGTTTTGACTGGTAGCATTTGCGGCAATACCGTAGGCAGGTTGCCAAACAGAGCCGCTATAAATTTCTGCATAACCCAATTGTATATTATATCTGAAAGCACCTTTTTCTGGATTGCTAGGATACTGCGTAGATGTTCCCGTAGGAATTCCTACTCCTGATTTTCCAGAAATTTTATAGTGACCCGATGAAGCTCCACTATTATAAGAACTAAAAATAAGATCAGCACCTGCTATAGGATTTACAATATTATTTCCGTTTACATATTGAATAGAACTACCGTTGACTAAAACTTTACCTGTTCCGTTAGGTGCAAAATTCAAGTTAGAATTACTAAGAGTATTAGTAATTGTTGTTCCTGTAATACTTAAATTTCCTGAATTTAATGTGGTAGCATTTATAGTGTTAGGACTTGTACTTCCTACAATAAAATTATTAGCATATAAATTTGCCCAATTTAGTGACGGAATAGGCACAGGGCTCGATGAAGACCATACTGCTGAATTAATATTTGTTACTGTAAAATTATTAATAGAACCATCTTGCAATAATGTTGCATTGGAACTCATTATTAACAAAAGAGCTGTTCCTGATATTCTCGTAAGTACAGTGCTAGGAGGTGTAAATGATGCCCCAGTATAGACTGCTGTTCCGCCTACTACACGCACATTTGAAATATATCCGCTCCAAGTTCCAACACTGGTGGTCAAGGTGTTTCCTGTACCTCCTACGGTAAAATATCCTCCAGAATCAGTTAATGAAACACTTAAGGAAGCACTAGCTACCCTTGCTCCATTTTGATATAAAGATAATGTTGATGAGCTTAATACTAACGCTACATGGGTCCATGAATTTACGGTCATAGGAACTGACGACAATATTAGTTGCGAACTACTGCCTCCGCCCACTCTTCCTTGTAAGTAGCCGTTACCATCTAATCTCAGGCCGTATTGGGCAACTCTAACTGCTATTACCTCATCTTTTTGTAAAATATCACCAGAAGGTGCTGTTCCGTCATAATACACCCAAGCTTCTACAGTCCAACTTGATCTTGCACTGAGATTAAGTGCAGTAGTAGACGGATTAGTACGATACGGAGCTATTGAAAGGAATTGGCTTGACGCCGATGATAATGAAACACTACCCACACTGATTTTTGGATCAACAGATGATCCTAAGGTATAGGTATTGTTTGTGCTTGGTAAAATATTACTATTAACTTCTGCTGTAATTGTAATAGTATCTATAGGTGCTGAACCTAGTGTAATATTTCCGTCCCAAGTTATATTGCCCGTAGCATGAAGATTACCATTAATTAATACATTAGTAGGTGATGGCACAGAACCGAATACTGTTTGCCCGCTTCCGTTAGGGCTAATATTTAGATCAGTATTTCCCGTACCGTCGTCGACAAATATAGTGTTATCAAAAACATCAAAAGACCCTGCTATTTGTTCACTTGAATTAATAGTAGGATTACTCGACTGATTAGGAATAAAATTCAAATTACCGTAATAATGGTAAATGGTATCTCCATTTATTAATGTATTGTTTTGAACTTCAAAATTGTTATTAACTTGTAGATTTACCGTCTGTAGAGATGTAGGAGTTTGTAGATCTACACTAGGACTAGCAGTATTAATTCCTATACGATTGTTTGCTACGTCAAAGTAAAGTAGTTTGGTTTCAAATGCTAGATTATTGCCGTTACGTAATAAATTATCTGCTAGTAACGGGCCGCCGATTCTACCTATCTGGGCCATATGTTACTCCTATTATTGATCGAAACCGATTAAAGCTACGACAACTTTTCCGTAAGGTACTGGAGTGCTGAATTTCAAATAGTATCCAGAACCAGTAATAGCAGTTTCACTAATGGTGATATTAACTGTGTTTATAGCAATAGTACTACTAGGAAAATTATTCATTGTAATGCTAGTCAATGCATCGGTATTTGGATCTACAGTATAACTAGCCACTGTACTACTAGCGGCAATACCTGTTCCTGTAACACTAGCACCTATTAAATTAGCTAAACTGGCAAATACTGCTGGAGTAGTTCCGCTAGCAGTTACAGTGCCGGCATATTGAAAAGTTCCTGGATTACTTACTAGAGTATAGGTCACTGTTGTAGCTGAACCGCCTGTTACTGTGTATACTCCATTATAGCCAGTTGGACTCATTCCTGTCACAGTAATAGTTGATCCTACTGCGAATGGAACTCCTGTTGAGCTTGAATTCAATAGTGTTAATGTTGCAACACTGCCTGCCCAACTAGCATTACTAACATTCAAACTGGTGTTGAAGTATAATGTTTTAGAACCTGTCGAACCTGCAACGCTTAATGTGCCAACTGCGCTAGTATCGGCACCAATACTAGGATTTTGTACCACAGTATAGTTGATATTGTTTAGTTGTATAACATTTTCAACTATGACTAAAATATTTTGGCCGCCCCATGTTGCGCCACTCTGTACAGTCGTAGGAGGTGCTGGGTTTAACGGTCCAAAATAAATTTGTGTGCTGTCACCAGCACCTAAATTTTGTTGTGTAATACCTGTAGATTCTTTGAATCTTAGACTGCGCCAACTACCGTTTTGATAAACTTCTACTTCGCCACCAGTGTCGATATCAGTATTGTAACGCATCATTCCATTTACTGGACTACCTGGACGAGACGCCGTATTACCGGTTGGCAGAACCACACTACCATTGCCTATTGGAGCAATATAGACGTTAGCATTGGCTGTATCTGAATACAAAGTTGTATCATTAGCAACCCTGCGATTTAGAGTTTGACGTTTTAGATATCTCATTATGTTGGTAAAGTGCTAATAGTTATTGAAATTACATTGGCTTGATTGCTTTGAGCTACAATAAAATCGCCTGCTCCTAAAACTAATTTTTCTTGATCTAAACTTACAGTTTCGCCACCTGGAATACTCAATGCATTTATGATCATGTTAGTTGCTGTTGCACTACTTCCACTAGTAACTGCATACAAAGTTACTGTAGCTAGTGTACTTGAACTGGTATTACAAATGATCATGCAAGTAATAGCATTACCAGTTTGACTTCCGCTAGTTGCACTAGTATATACTGTAAAATTAGTGTTTGCTGTACCTATTTGATATGATGTTAATGCCATTTTTATTCCTTAAAGTAAAATGCTATAAAGCACTGCTCTGTTTCTACTTATCAATTCATCAGCTGTACGGTTACTAGAATTTATAAAATATAAACCTGTCTTTGCTGGTCCTACTGTAGAGCTAGACCAAATTTGAGTACCAGTACTATTATAGGTAACATTAGTAGATACATTGTCAAATTGTGTAACTGCATTTACTTCTACATATCCGTTATTGGCTGTTATAATTAAATTATTAGTGCTTGTATTGGTAATTGTATTATATTGAGGACTGGTTGAAAGTCCTCCACCTATTTGTACATTTCCTGCAAGAGCTCCATTACCGCTTACTGTAAATTGTGTAGCTTGAGAGATTTGAAACACAATATTTGTAGCATTTGCTTCAATCGAGCTATTGGCATTTGCTATAGTTGTTCCTGCCACACCTGGATATAAAACTCTATCTACAATCGCAACGCCTTGTGTAGTGGTTCCACCTACATAAGTTGTGGCAACATATTTTTGTAAGTATTGTAGATTTGGAATATCGTTGGAATTTAATACATTAAGATAGTAATTTGTGCTGTTTGCAATACGCAATGTCACTGTTGAATTTTGTAAATCAAAAACTAAATTACCAAGTCCATCATTTGTAATTGTTCTTAGTTGTATTCCGTTAAGTTTACCATCTGCTGTTCGTGCGCTCCATGTTCCGCTAATGTTCGAACTTGTAGTTGAATCATAATGTGTAACTTGTTCGCTAAACAATAATTGTGCTGGACTATAATTTCCTCGCTCTACTTCTATACCTGAAACATAACTATTGGCACTACTGATACCGTTACCTGTCTGACCATAATTTAATTGAATTATGTTGTCGGTAATTTGTGTGTTGGTACTTTCTATATAAGTCAAAGCACCTTGAACGTCAAGATTGCCTATTACTAGAACTTTGCCATTGGTGGACTGTGTGTCCAAAATGATATTACCGCCAGTCTGAACTTGCAGTCTATAATCACCACCGCTAACCTTTAATATTCTTGACATTTAGAATCCTGTAGGGGGACCTAAGTCCCCCGTTAGTTTATTAACCGTTGTCGATTGTTACTGTTGTGTTTGCTACTGCTGAACCAA